CACCTCCTACAGTGGTTACAATAACAGTATAGAATTTGAATCCTTGCTTGGTTTTTGGCGTGAAATGTTCACGAATGAAACCAATTTCAGAGCGCAGCCGTTGATGTTCTACACGAATATTAATCATCTCATTTGTGATAGCTCGCACATCTTTCTGTAGAGTTTTTAGCTCACTAAGAAGTATTTCTATTACTTTTTCTGTCATGTCTTTATGATGTAGTTTACGACCAAGAATGGTGGGTTATTAGTTCCAGAAGTCATAGCAGCATCACCATTAACTCCCCCTGTATTACCTACGGAACCAGTCAAACCATGGTTGTGCGTATCATTAGCAGTAGTACCTGAATAAGTATGATTGTGTGTATCACTTGATGTGCTTTGTGTAGTTAAACTTGTTACTGCATTACCGCTAATTGGGCTTGTTTGACCATAACCTGTTGTTCCAGTTGGCTGATTAGTCATTGTATGACTATGTGTATCAGAAGATGTTGTACCACTGTAAGTATGGCTGTGAGTGTCGTTAGCAGTAGCTAATGTGCCTTTACCATGATAGTGAGCAGGTACACTATGAGTGTGATCAATAGCACCCCCTGTATCTCCGAGTGTATTACCAGTTCCACTTGCAGCTTTACCTAATGGGAATTTCTGTCTAAGGTCAGGAACATTAAAAGTAGTAGATCCATCTCCTACACCATACGTAGTGCCAATAACAGCAAATAAATCAGAATAACTTGCTCTTGAGACTGCACCACCATTACACAAAAGATAACCAGTAGGAGCTGTGCTTCCACCGTACATCTGTATAGCTCCTGATGGCATACTTTCACTAACACTAGAGTTTAGTTGACCTAATGTTGCGTATTCGTTGTTAGCTGTAGCAGCATTACAGTTAGTATGCTTGTAGCCTCCCATAGGGAGGTTTCCAGTAGGAGTATTCTGTCCGTCTTTTGTTAGCGCATTGTTGATACCATTGGCAAAGTCATTGTCCTGCGTATCATGCCTACCAGCTTCAATGCCAATACCTAGACCAGCATCACCAGCCCAGCCTCCTGTACCTGCATTACCTTTCGTATATGTTCCACCACTCCAAGGCATATTATTCTCCTAATGCTGCTAATAGTTGTTTTATTTGTGCCCGTCTATTGATTGCTTCTACATCCACTTCTTTACGAGGAAGCATAGGAGTTACTGCTTGTGCAGCAGTGCGTCCTGTCACTACTTCAGGTAATCGCGCTCCTATTTGTGCACTCAATGCTTGTACAAGTGGATCTTCCATTACCCTTGCTAACTCACCTTTAGCTCTTCGTGTACGTGCTAATGATGCTCCCGTACCTATCATTGCTGGAACTATGTTTCCTGTTTGTGCAGCTAATTGTAATGGAGTACCTGCTCCACCGCTGGTGCGTATTTGTGCAAAGAAGTCTTCTATTACGTCTCCACCATAAACCTGGCCACCACGTTTTAGAAAGCCGTTTCGTAGGTCAACTGCTTCGCCATACTCTTTGTTAATAGCTTTTAAGTTTTCAAGTACATCAGGCTTCAGTTTTTTCTTGTTTACTAAGATAGCAACCCGATTCTCTATTTCATCTTTCAAGTCTTCGCGAATAGCTTTCTGTACTGTCGCAGTAAGTGGACTGTCATCCCATGTGTAATTTAATCCAATCTTAGCGCGTTGTAAGTCTTCAATGCTTCCACCATTTTCAAACTGACGTATGATTGCTTCTCTTTCTGCTTTTATTCTATTAGCTGCTTGTTCTTTAGCTTCTCCAGAAAGTTTAGCTAAGTATTTTTGTGAGTTTTCACTCATAAAGTCAGGAAATACATCTGCTTTTACATCAGCTTCATTTATTACATTTCCTAAACGTCCACCTAACTCTTCTCGTAATACTTCTAAGTTAGCAGCGTTTTGAATTAAATCAGATTCAGTATCTACAATACCCCTCTTCTCAAAGTCTTTTAGAGATTTAACTAGCGAAATTTCTTGCTTTGTCTTTACCTTCTTACCCTTAGCAGCCATTTCTTTAATGTTGCGCGTAATATCACTCGGTCGTAATCCAAATGATGACAGCCTCAACCTGTCTGCTTCTGTTGCTACGTCAGAAAAAATTTTACCAGCAACACTACTAGCTGCTGAACCTAATGTACCTACTGCACCAGTAAGTGCTCCAGCTGTTAGGCGTTCTTGAACTCCACCTTCTCCTGCTCCAAATCCTGCAACTATTGCTTGTGTAGGAGCTGCACCTACTACCGCTTGTGTTAATTTTGCACCAGGAGCTGCTGCCACTGTTTGTCCAAGTCTAGTTGCTTGCTCACCACGGCCAATCATTGATAGCTTTTGTAGTGGGTTTAGAATAAGACCACTTAATAGCTCTGTGCCTAGTGAAGTTACTGGAGCTGCTTCAGCAAATCGTGCTCGCTCTTGTCTAATACGTCCTAGTTCTGCTTCGTATGGTGTGCCTCTTGCAGCAGAAACTAATCCTGCCTCTGCTTCTTCAGCTAGGTTAAATGTCGGCCCAGCTAAGTAAGAACGGCTAAGACCAAGAATATAATCTCGTAATCCTAAGTCAGGTTTTGTAGGTACCGTTGGTGCAACGGGGGCTGCTGGTGGCTCAAGTCCTACATTTTCAAATTCCGCTAGAAAAGAACCTAAGTCTTCATTATCGGCCATTTTGTAGTTCCTCGTATTGTGCTTTTAACTTCTTTACCTCTTCTCTTTCGGCTGCACTAAGATTAGCTAAGCCTTTACGAGCTAATGCTCCTAGTCTCATCTCTATATCTTCTTGGCCAATAGTTTTTGTTACTTGCTCGCCTCTTTCTTCTGCTTTTGCTTGTCGCTTAGTAATCTCTTCAAAACTAGGAGCTGCGCCATAATAACTAATGTTTCTTGGTTCTAGTCCACGTTCTATTGCTCGCTTCTCATAGAAATCTTTTGCTTGAGTATATGCACGAGTATTTGCCGTGTAGCTACGTTCAGCAATACGAAGAACACCTTGACGCAATTGTGGCCCTAATGAACCTTCACCACGTAATACTTTATTGAGCTGTCCTTTAAATTGCTCTGGTATGCTTTGGCTTGCTGCTACTGCTGCTTGTTCACCTTCACGTACAGCCATGCCAGGTTCAATTAACTGTACAGCTCTACGCACCAGTTCTTGGTCAGCTACAGCACTTGGATCTTGTACTGCTGCACCTACAGTTTCGGCAGCTATTTTAATGAGCCCGTAATTTTTAACTTCTGGCAGCTTATTGAACTCTAGGCGCAACTTATCTTCCATTTCACGAGATTTAGTTCCAGTAATTGGTAATGTTGCACCTGTGCCTAATACGTCTCGTAATCCTGGAGCAATTATTCCTTCTTTTAATGCAGCTAGTTCTACGGCTTGTCGTTGCTCTTGTTCTGCTAGTTGTCTCGCTTGCTCACGCTCTTGAATAGCACTAAGCCGATTTAATGCTGTACTTTGAAGACGGCTTTGCATATCCGATGGTAATTGCCCATATATGTCTGCAACTTCTTGTTGTGTTTTAGCACCAACTATCCCAGTAAGAGCTGGCATCAACGCCTTGTTGCGCTCTTCTGCTTCTTGTCGTGCTTGATAACCAAGTAGCCCTGCAACTAAAGAACCACCAAGTACAGTTGCAATGTTAGAACCAGTAGAACCATACGGGTTTACCATCTTAGGCAATGCGCTTGCTATGCCACTTCCTATACTTCCGTATATGTTTTCACGAGGACTAAACCCAAATCCTTCTTGTTGAGCTAATAGTTGTGCTAACTGTTCTTCTTCTATAGTAGCCATTGTTACCCCTTAGCTGAAAAATCCTGCCCCAATTCCTTGCGCTAATCCTTGTGCAAAGTAATTACCTGTGCTCATTTGTGGCTGTTGTTGTGGTGCTTGCGCTGCTAATTGCGTTTCTAGTCGTTTTACTGCGCCTTCTTCTTTTATTCGTTGCAATTCAAACGTTTGCTCAGGTGTTAGCTTTCCAAAGTTAGCTGCTTGTGCTGCTCCTAATGTTGCTCCACTTGACATACGCTGCATTGCAAGTTGGTTAGCCATTTGTTCACGCTGTAATTCTGCTTGCTGTAGGTTCGCTTGTTGCTGACCAAATTGAGCATAGAATGGACTGTATGCTCCAAGCATTTGACCAGGAGCTTGATACTGTTGTAAGGCTTGATTAAAACCTTGTTGCTGTACTGCTTGCGCTTGTTGCTGCGCTACTTGCATAGCATTTTGTCTTGCAAAATCTTGTCTTTGATTAAGCTGTGACTGCAAAGTTTTGTACGCTTCGCTGTTAGGGTCTAAGCCTCTTTCAGCAGCCATTTGCTGAAAGTTGGCTTGTTCTCTTGCAAACTGTGGGCCTTGAGTCATCTCAAACTGGTTCATGACATTTTGATAGGCTTGGTTCATCATGTCCTGATAATTACCAGGTTGGAACGCTCCAGCTCCTTGTATTTGTCCCATGAGGGATTCAATACCAGCAGCAGTCTGACCACCTACACGCTCAAACATTTGTTCTGGAGGAAGCTCTTGAATAGGTGCTGGCTCACTACTTGGTTCTTCATATAGACCAGCTTTTTTAAGTCTGTTAATTCCTCGTTTACCTAGCGTTTCACCAGCAGCTTGCCTAGCTTGCAACTCTTTAATAGTAAACTTAAACGGCTTGCCAGTCTTAGGATTGATGTTTGGACTTTGTGCTAATGCACCTTTTCCTTTCTTTTTACGTGCCATTTATACCTGTCCTCCTTGGTCAAATCTTATCTCAAATCCATAAATTTGACAGTCTGCTTTATTTACACTTCCTCCGAATCTTACTGCTGCACTATGCCCTTGCCCTTTGACGGCATATCTGTTGAATATAAATTCTGTCGTAGATGCCCACGGACTACCCCAAGCACTGCCCCAAGGAGTACTAACTGCTGTTCCTGTCGAGATAGTTTCGACTATTTCATCTCTAGCAAAATCAGTGTCAATACCTAATGACAATGTTAAGCCTCTTCGAGTCTTGATTAACGGTCTGATATCTTTGAAGGCCTTAAAATTCCCTCGTGAATTGTAGAAGGAAAACGCTGTTCTGCCTTCAAAAGTAATAGCATTATCTTTATCTGTATTACCTGTTTCTGCGCTGTAAACGTATCCATGAAAACTACCGTAATATGGAGCACCGTCTACAATCGCAAG